TCCAAATGCAGGGCAGTCCTAACGAGGTAGGAACTTCATCGCTCCTTGACCGTTCCTACGACAACCTCTACGCCAACGCCAACAGGATTGAGGTGGAGGCTATCACGGGTCGGGAACTGCTCGCAATGATTGAAGGCCCGATTGGGGCTTGCAAAGTGGATGTGGAAGGGGCAAGCCTTGAAGTTTTGCAAAGCATGGGCGATTCCATCCATCGGGTGCAGACCTTTCACCTTGAATGCGAACACGAAGAAGTGTGGGTCGGTCAGGCACTCTACAACCAGGTCGCAGCGTTCATGATTGCGAAAGGGTATGAGCAGGTGGACTTTGACTTCGTGATGCCTGGACTGCAAAGCGATTCTATTTGGATTAAAACTGCCAACCTATGAAACTCCAAGACCTCACTATTGACCAATTCCAACGCATCGCTGCGCTGGAGTTTTCGCCCGTGCTGACCGACTACGACAAGCGTGCAGGGGTCGTGGCGATAGTTGAGGGGGTAGATGTATCGCTCGTCCGAGAAATGCCCGCCAAGGGGCTTACAAAGCGCTACAAGACCATCATTGCCGAGTGGAACGAACTGCCTACCTTGGCATATCGCAGGCGGTTCAAAGCGGGTGGCAAGTGGTGGATTCCCACGGTCTTCACGGACGAGTTGACCGCTGGCCAACTGATAGACCTGATGGACACGGACACGACGGACGAGAAGAAACTCGTGCAAAACCTTCACCGCATCATGGCGACGCTTTGCAGGGAGGGCGGCTTCCTCGGTTACTTCCCGAAGAAATACGACGGGGCAAGCCACCAAGAGCGGGCCGAACTGCTCAAAGCCCACGCCAAAATCGGCGATGTTTGGGGGGTGGTCAGTTTTTTTTTGCTAAGTTCAGAATCCTACTTGAAAGTTTTGAGCGACTATTCTCGTCACCTGACGAAGGGGATGCAGGGCCAGTAACCAACCCCCTCGCTGGGTACGGTTGGCTGATGGTGGTATGGCGAATGGCCAACAAGGATGTGCTGAAGTTTGAGGCCATCTTTGCGATGAAAGCGGTGGAGTTCCTGAACTACGCCCTGCTGATACACGACATCTTGGAAGCGGAACGGATGGAAGCGGAGCGGATGCGGAGGAGGTAGGACACTTTGCTGGGCGGGTTACATTTACCAGCATGGAGTTTGATGTATTCGTAGGTGGGTCAGGGAAGAAACTGACCGACTTCCAAAAGCAAGCCTTGCCCGACTTCGGGGTTAATCTTGCCGATGGGGCCATTGACAACAAGTCCTACGCCGTAGTCAAGAAATGGTTGGAAGGGGTCATCACTTTGGCCAAGCAGAACCTCGCAAATTCGGGAGCCATTGCAAGCGATTCCCTATCCGCAAGCATTGACTTTGAACCCATCACCTTAACCGACACTTCCTTCGTTGTCGCTATTGTCGCCAACGATTACTGGAAGTTCGTGGACCTCGGTGTCAAGGGTGCGGTCAGCAGTAGCCGTGCCCCCAATAGCCCGTTCCAGTACAGGGACAAACGGCCACCTATCCGACCTATCCAAGAGTGGATTGCCTTCAAAAGCATCCCGCTGGAAGGCCGTGACAAGCGGGCGGCGAACAGGTCGTTTGCCATCAACATCGCCAACAAGATTCGGCGGGAAGGCTTACGGGCCACCAACTTTATGTCCAATGCAGCCACCAAGGAAATGGTGGATGTGCTAACCGAAAACATCGCCGAAGTCCTCGGCAAATCAATAAGCCTCGCAACCGTCCGATAATTTATGGCCATATCAGTTCTTTCGGGTTCGCCTCAAACGGCAACCCCCGTTTACAACAAAATGCTTTACAAGGTCAGCGGCTCGCTTACGAGTGCGACCAATTACCGCTATGTCTGCGATGTCAAGAACGGAGCAGGCACGACCACGCTTGCAAGGCTAAAGTGCGACAAACTGCCTACCACCAATTACGGGTTCTTTGATGTGAGCAGGGTCGTGGAAACCTTGATGGCTCCAAGTGTACCAACGCTGGCCCAGGTTGGCTTCGCAGACCATGCGGGGTTTTATTCGGGGTATCGGCTGACCTTCATGGAAGAGTACGGCAACACGCCCGTAGTGCAGACGGGAACGACCACCAATGTCAGCGGAGTCCTCGCCTTTGCAGGAAACCTGGAGCAGTTAGAACTTGCAACATGGAGCGGCGGCACCTACTTCCCACCTGCCCCCTTGACCGCAAACACGGGCAAGTCACTTACGACCACGCAGGACGGCACAAGTGTCAGCAATGCTATTGCGGTGGTTTACGCCGAATCCTACGCCTACCTGTGCTACGGCAAAGGGTCCGCAAACACAACCGACTCCGTAAGGGTCCGATACAGGGACGCAAGCAATGCGGTTACAAGAGAATTTTTTGTAAGCGAAGGAGCGGTAAGTGGAAGCAGCATCGTCCGCTTTGGTTCTGGGCCAATGAACTTAAACGCCTTGACTTCGGCCCAATGTTCGGATGGCTTGGCGGGGACTGCAAGTTTCCCGATTTTGGAAGGTGCAGGCTATTCTATAGAACCCATTGACACCCTCAACACGGGATTCCCTTACTTCGCCGTGTACTATCGCCTTGGCCCTTGCGAGCGATTCAACTCCATCCCCATCCACTTCATCAACAAGTACGGCGGGATTGACTCCTACACCTTCACGATGAAGAACCGCAAGCGGGCGAATGTAGAGCGGGAGGTTTATGGGTATAACTCGGATGTGTACGCAACCACGACCTACAACAAGATGTGGGCGGGGTCGTTTGATTATGTGTACGCCTTGAACTCCGACTGGCTGACCGATGCTGAAAGCGAGTGGCTCATTGAGATGGTCCGAAGCGGGCAGGTGTGGTTGGAATTGGACGGACAACTTGTGGAAGCGGTGGTCAATGCCAACCAGTATCAATTTGTAACCAGACGAAACGACCGCCTAACGCAACTGCAGATTGAGGTTGCGGTTGCTTACGACAACTCCATCCTATGAGCGTAACCCTAATCGCCTACCCGCTCAACGATAGCAACACCGAGGTCCCCTATGTGCTTGACACCATGGGCGGCACGGACATTGCCGTCACCTATTCCATTGGTGACATTGAGGATGTGACCAAGCAACGGGGGTCGTTCAGCAAAACTATTACCCTACCGAACACCCCGACGAATCGGGCCTGCTTTGCCTACGCTTACAACATCCAGTCCTTCGTGGGTGGCTTCCAACCCAACAAGCGGATTCGTGCCGCCATGTGGGAGGACGGGGTGCAGGTGTTCAGCGGAGTGTTGCAGTTGCTATCCATGAGCAAAACCAAAGGAACCGTCACCTATGAGGTGGGCTTGTTCACGGACAATGTGAGTTTATTCAAAGCGATAGAGGGCAATATGCTCGTCAACACGGCGGGCGTTACAGGAATGAACCACACGCCCACTAGCGGCCATGTGAGCGGCACTTGGACGGCATCGGGTGCGTTGAGCAGCGGGTATGTTTACGGCGTGGTGGATGCGGCGGGGTTCACGGATATCCTTAACCAAGGCGGCGGTTGGTTCCAAGCCCCGTGGTGGAGGCTCGGCCCCAGCATTTATGTGAAAAAGATGGTGGACTTAATCTTCGCCGAGGCGGGGTTTCGCTATTCCAGCACATTCTTTAATTCGTCACTATTCAATAAACTGGTCATCCCATACGCAGCGGGGACGATGCCCACCAACCTTTCGGGGTCCAACATCCTTGCGCAAAGCACGGGAACGCTGACAGGTACAGGCGTGGACACTTTCATAAATTTCTCAAATGATAGTGTTGCTCCCTTTTACGACAACGCTGGATATTGGGTTGCGTCATCAAGCACCTTTGTTGCCCCCGCATTGCCCAGCAGGTGGAATATCAAGATTGACGCAACGGTAAGCGGTCAGTCCGCTCCAAGTAATAAGGTGTTTTATCAAATAGCGGTTAGCGGTTCAGTAAATGGTGTTTATCAAATAGCCGAAGCCTATGCAAATAATAACATTAAGCAGTCAATAGTTTTTGAAAATTTATACCTTGAAACATCCGAGCAGGTTAAGTTCTATTTTGTAGGGAGTGGCTTTAATGTAACAAATTGGTCTTTAGCGTCAGGTGCAACCGTGCAATGGGTTTGCCTTGAAAATCCAAGCAGTATTGGAATCTTGGATATGCGGACGGCCCTGCCTGCCGATGTCAAGCAGAGCGACCTCCTGCAAGACCTGCAAAAAATGTTCAACTTGCAATTCATGCCTGACCCGCAGGACCCCAAACTCCTGTACATTGAGCCGTGGAAGGATTTTTATTCCAGCGGAAGCGTTGACTGGTCGCAGAAATCGGATGAGAACGCAGAGCAGAACCTTACCAACGGCGACCCGAACGCCTACACCAATGTCATGTTTAAATACAAAGACATGGGTGACTATTTATCCAAAACCTATAAGCAGTCCTACCCTCTTGCAAGGGAAGGCTACGGGGGGCGAATCTTCAACACTTCCAACTTTTACGGCAAGGGGGACAAGGTGGTAGAAACCCTGTGCGGGACTTTGATACCCGCCTCCTTCAGCACCGACAAAATCGTCGGCCGTACTTGGGACATTGACGGAACGCTTGCGAGTGGAACGATCAAAGCCCTGCAAACGGGCTACCGATTAGCGCAGTATAACCTTATCGAAGGGCAGACCGAGTGGGCCTACCAATACGGGGTAAGTTCAACTGTTAGCGGGAATGTGGCCATATCCGTCGGTATCCTCAAGATGCCCTTCGTCAGTCACATTGACAACCCCTACGCCCCGAATGTGGATCTCACCTTCGGGCAGCCAAGGTTGGTGTACTACAACGCCGTGAATGCCAGCGGGTCGCCGTACGCCTACACCAACAACAATCTCTACAACACCTACTGGCTCAATTACATCAACGAAACGGTCAGTCAAGAAGCCTTGCAGTTGGAACTCACGATGATGCTCTCATCCGTGGACATCTACCAACTTGACTTCCGCAAGCCGGTGTACTACGGAGGCATCCGTTGGCGACTGCTGGAAATCCGGGACTACCTCGTAGGGCAGATGAAGCCTTGCCGTGTCACGCTCCGACGCATCCTTAACCTTGCGGACTTTGCCGCTACCAGTACCACTCCGATTGCAAGCGACCCCAAATTTTTGTTCAACGGCCCGATTGACCCCGACCCTGTGGACCCAGGGTATGAAGCACCCGTAAACCCCGAACTCCCTTCTGAAGGATAAGATATGGCAGATGTAACCAAAGAAATAGTCCTCGAAGTAGGGCTTAAAGATTCGACCGCCGCTGGCACGACCAGTGCAAAGACCCGCCTGCGGGAATTGCAGAAGACCCTTGCGGACATGGCCCTCGCAGGCCAAGACGGGACGAAGGCATTCCGTGACATGGAACGGGAGGCGGGAAAACTGAAAGACCAAATCGGGGACACGCAGCAGCGAATCAAAAACCTCGCATCGGACACCCGAACCATTGACACCTTCGTCGGGGCCATCCAAGGTATTACTGCTGGTTTCCAAATCGCCCAAGGTGCGGCGGCCTTGTTTGGGGCGGAGGAAGAAGAACTGCAAAAGTCCTTGGTCAAGGTCCAAGCGGCCATGGCCCTCGCCAACGGGGTGCAACAGGTGGCCAACCTGCTGAACAAGGATTCCATCCTAATCACCCAAGGCCAAGCAGCGGCACAGGCATTGTACGCCGTGGCCGTTGGAACCAGCACCGGTGCGATGAAGGCATTCCGGATTGCACTCTTGGCAACCGGTATCGGTGCAGCGGTTGCGGCGATCGGGCTATTGATAGCCAAGTGGGATGACCTCACCGCAGCCGTCCGTCGGTTCCTGAACTTGCCCGACCCGAAGCAAAGGGCAGCGGAGCAAGCGCAGGCATTAAAGGACCAAGAGGTGCAGTTGGAGAAATACCGCAGCGCATACGAAGCCCACACCGACGGCCTCATCGCTGCTGACGCCAAACGCAAAGCCGCCCGTGACAAAGCCATTGCAGACCGCATCGCAGAGAACGAACGCCTCGCCATCCTTGCCGCTGCTGAACTCCAAGCGGAGGCCGATTCCGTGGCATACGAGAAAGCGTTGTTGGACCAGCAGACCGCTGACTTCAACGCATTTGCCGAAGCCTACTTTGCCGAAAGCGATGCCATCCTTGAACACGACCGCAAGAACGCCGAAGAACGCAAGGCTATTGAGAAAGCCGTTGCGGATTACAAGGAGCAGGTGACTTTTGATTCCGTTGCAGCCATCGGGCAGACGCTTGCTGCATTTGCAGGGGAAAACAAAGGCTTAGCCCTTGCGGCGTTGGCTATTGAGAAAGGTGCGGCGATTGCTAATGTCATCGTAAACCTGAACAAAGAAATGGCGGCCAATGCGGTCATGGCGGCGGCCAACCCAGCGAATGTCGTGACGGCGGGAGCGGCGGGCATTGCACAACTGAAAGTGTTTAACACCATGGCCAAGATTCGTGCAGGCTTACGGATTGCAGCCATTACGGCAGCGGGCATTGCAGCAGGCAAGGCTATCACAAGCGGCGGGGAAGGAGGCGGTGCGCCTTCACCTGGTGGACCGATGCCTTCGGGTGCGGGTGGCGGTGCTGCTCCCCCAATTTTTAGCAACCCAAACACGACCGACCTATCCTCCTTTGGGAACGGCCAAGGCCAAGGGATGCAACCCATGCGGGCCTATGTCGTAGAGCGTGACATCCAGCAGACGACCAGCAGGGTGCGCCGCTTGTCCGAATTTGCAACATTGGGGTAACGCCTACATCTACCACCATGGAACTTCCCGTGTACCGAATGACCGTGGATGAGGTTGACGAAGGCGTGCAGTTTGTCGCCCTCGTTGATATGCCTGCGATTGAGAAACCCTTCCAAGCCTTCGCCAAGACCCCGCAGAGGTTTGCTGAAACGGGAGAACGCCGTGTGCTGACGGGACCGCTCATGCTGGCAGACACGCCCATCTACCGCAAGGACGACACCTATGGGGAGTATTATGTGGTTTTTGACAAAGCCACCATCCGCAAGATTGTCCAAAAATATTTCAAGCAGGGCAACCAGCACAATGTGAACGCTTACCACAACGCCGAACTGGATGGCGTGTTCATGTTTGAATCCTACATCACCGACACCGAGCGGGGCATCCTTGCCCCCAAAGGCTACGAGGACACCCCCGACGGGTCTTGGTTCGGTTCCTTCAAGGTTGAGAACGATGAGGTGTGGGAGAACCGTCACGCCTTCAAGGGTTTCTCCGTGGAGGGCTTGTTCGGGATGAAGAACACAGGCACGGAACTTGAGGTCGCACTTGCGGGCCTCGCAGACGATTTGACTAACTTTTTGCAACAATTACAACCTAACTACAAATCCCAATAACATGAACCTAAAAGACGCTATCATGACCCTTCGCACCGAGTTGCGGAAGTTCACAACCCAAAAGCAATCCTTCGCCGACTACAAGTTGGTGGATGGTACTGTTGTCCGTGTGGACGGCGACCTCGTTGCAGGAACCGCCGTGTATGTCATCACCGAGGACGAAACCCTTCCCGCTCCCGATGGTGAGCATCAAGTAGAAGGCGTTGGCACAATCAAAACCGAAGGTGGCAAAATCACCGAAGTTGTCGTGGCCGAAGCCCCAGCGCCTGCCGAGGAAGTGGCCGTTGCTGCTGAAATAACCCCCGAAGTTGCGGGTGAAGTGGTGAGTGAAATCGCCGAAGGCTATCCAATGGTGGATCCGTTGATGGTGGAAGAAATCGTCAAGAAGCACTTGGTGTCCATCATGGAGGAACTGAAGGCCGCCTACACCGAGATGGGTAAGATGAATGATAAGATGGCCGCATTTGCAAGTCAAATGGAAACCATGACCGATATCGTGGAGAAGGTCGCAGAACTACCCTCCGAAGCCCCCAAGCCAACCGCCTCCGCTATCGTGGAGCAACGCAAGGCCGCTGCAACGCAGAACTTCAACGCCCTTGCTCAAACTATTCAAAACCTCAAAAACTCTAAATAAACTTTAACCCCCAAAACAAAAAGCCATGTCATTTTCTCTTGGAACTCTAACCGCTTACACCGAGCAGCAAAGGTTGCCGCTCATCACTAAGGCTGTATTCTCGGCCCGTACCGCCGCCCTGTTCACGAAGCAGGTTGGTATCAAGTCAGCCGCTGCCCTCAACTTGATGGACACGGATGCTGCCCTTGCTGCGGGTACTGCCTGCGGATGGACCGCAGCAGGAACCACAACTTTCTCGCAAAGGAATATCACCGTTGCACCCATGAAAGTTCAAGAGGCTCTTTGCCCTCGTTCCTTGGAACAATACTGGATGCAGTCTCAGTTGACCCAAGGTTCTACCTACGACGGCGTTCCTTTTGAGCAGGCATTCGCCGAGCAAAAAGCCCTGCGCATCGCCGAGGCTTTGGAGAACGCTATTTGGTCGGGTTCTACCTTGGTGACTGGTTTGCTGACAATCTTGAACGCTGCATCGGGTTCTACCGTGTCAGGTAACACCGCTGCCGTGTCTGCCTCCACTGGTATCACCACGGGCAACGCTATCAGCATCTTTGACAACATCTACACCCGCATCCCGCAGGCCATCTTGACCCGCAACGACTTGGTTATCTTCTGCGGATGGGACACTTTCCGCACCTTGATTGGAGCGTTGAAATCCACCGCCAATGTCCTCTACAATCAAGTGGACTTGCAAGGGTTGGCCGATGGCGACATCATCTACCCTGGTACCAATGTCCGTGTCGTTGCAGTCCCAGGCTTGCTTGGCTACAACCGCTTGGTTTGCAGTTACCTCGGTAACTTCTTCTACGGAACCGACCTGTTGAGCGATGAGGAAAACTTCTCCCTGTGGTACTCGCAGGACAACGATGAAGTCCGCTTCCAAGCCGCCTTCAAAGTTGGTGTCCAAGTTGCTTACCCAGACCTCGTTGTTGACTGGAAGTTGGCCTAAGTGTAAGGGGGGAGGGAAACTTCCCCCCGTTATTTTGTTCCACCTTAAAATAAAATATACACTATGTCTTGCTCCTTAACTACGGGCTACGCCCTCGGATGCCGCAACTCGGTTGGCGGTATCAAAACAATCTTCGTGCAAACCTTCAACCCAACGGGAACGGTCGCCAACACCACAGGCTCGGTATCGGGAACCCTTGCAGGTACTTGGTTTGAATACGATTTGACCAAAGCGACCTCCAGTATGACCGAAACGCTGAACGCATCGGTGGAGAATGGCACACTTTTCTACGCCCCCGAACTGACCTTCACTATCAACAAACTGCAGACCACCGTCCGCAATGAGTTGCGCCTATTGGCTCAAAATCGGGTGTACGCAATCGTTCAAGACAACAATGACCGCTACTGGTTCCTCGGTGCGGCCAACGGCTTGGAGGTGTCTGCGGGAACCGCTGGAACGGGTACTGCATTTGGTGACCGTTCTGGTTACGAGTTGACGCTATCGGGCATGGAACCCAATCCGATGCTGAATGTTTTGTCAACGCAATTCACGGTGGCCTCGGCACAAATCAGCGGTTCGTAAGTATCTTTGACCTGCGGGTTCTCATACTCCCGCATGGTTTAGTGGTTAGGGCCATCTCTCACGGGGTGGCCCTTTTTTTTTGTACCTTTGAACCATGAGAATTTGCATCGTTTACAACGCCCACCCGACGGGGTGTTCCTTCTACCGCTTGGAGATGCCGAACGCCTACTTGGGCGACAACTACACGGAGTTTGATTATGTCTGCGTGGATAATATCGGCAATGTCAAAGACGAGGACCTAAAGACCGTTGATGTGTGGCTATTTAATCGCTTGTGGTGTCAAGGTACGCTGGACCAAATTCGGAAGGTTTACGAGGCTCTAACGGCGTTTGGGGCCAAGGTCATCTTGGACCTTGATGACTATTGGGTGCTGGAATCGGGACACATCATGTACCGCCACTATTTGGACACCAAGTTGGATGAGCAGATACGGGAGCACATCCGCTTGGCTGACCATGTGACCACCACGACCGAACACCTCGCCCAAAAGATACGCCTGCTCAACAAAGCCGTCACCATCCTGCCCAATGAACCATACGAAGCGTATCAGCAGTATAAGGCCAGTCCTGACGAGGAACCCGAACCGCACCTGTTCAAGATCGGCTGGTTCGGCGGAGCGCAACACCAAGAGGACATCGCCTTGGTGGAACATTCGTTTTCCCTGCTTGCCCACGACAAATCCCTTGACGGCCGATACAAAATCTACCTTGGCGGGTGGAACGATGGGAATGCCGTCTATGATGACTACGAGCGGATGCTCTCCTGCAAGGGGCTAAACAAGAATTACGGACGCATCCAAGCCGCTGATATTTACTCCTATGTCGGGGGCTACAACTTTATCAACGCCACCATCGCACCCCTGCGTGATACCAAGTTCAACAGGCTGAAAAGCGAACTGAAG